AACACGACCATTTGTAAGTTTAGTAGATAAATTGAAAAAATGACCATCAAGATTATCTTGCTGATTACGTCCTTCATAAGTATCAGTAGCAATACCACCAGATACTGCTTGTCCAGAAAATTCATTTCGTGTAATAAATGGTACACTTTCAGAATGGGTTGTCATACTAAATAATCTTGCTACATTTTCAATATCACTTGTAAATTCAAATCTATCATTGTATCGGATATTATACTTAAGATCTGGTTTAGCACCACTACCATTTACAAAAGGTGCAATACTATTGTATTTACCAACAATACTATCTTCATCAAATCCAGTATCAGCAAATAGTGTAATGACACGTGGAACAATGCGATTTGCCATACCAAGATTACGAACAACACCACTAGCAAGTTCAGTAGCACTAATAGTATGTTCTACAAGTCGGTAATCTACAAAAGAAAATGACATATCTTTATTAGCATTAGCAAAACGTTGCATTTCATCACTAGCACCATAGTAAATGTAATCAGCACAGAATTTAAGTTGATCCCTTACAATTTCAGTTGCAACATCACTAGTTCCAGTAGATGGAATTTGTACACGTTCCTTAACTGTTGGAACAAATGTAAGTTCAATATTGATTGGTTCAGAAATCATATAAAGTGGTAATTGGTGGACTTTAAGAAAATTAAACATATCCGATAAATCAATCATATAACTGGGGCATTCTTCTGGTTTAGAATGATCCATATTTGCCCAGTTTGGAACACTTAAATCATTAGTATTATATTCAACACTATTATCTAATCCATAATCTGGTGCTTCAACACTGCTATCAACATCATAACGGAAACCATGATTCATTACACGACCAGTTAAATATTGTTCACGTTCAACATTATTTTCATTTGTAATTAAAGAAGATTTGACAGCATATAAACCTTGCCACGAATCAACTTCATTTAATGTTTTATTTCCAATCTTTAATACTGCTTTTTTGATAATTTGTCCAATACCAACGTGGGGTTGTAGATAGTTTCTAGTATTAGTTGCTGTTGGTTTAAGTGCAACAAATAGTTTACTATGTGAATGTAAAAAACCTTTGTTTTGTAGAGTGAAACGAGTGAATCCATCACTAGTAGTAGAACCTTGAGTAAATACTACTGGTTCAAGTAGATCAGTTTCTAACTGCTGAACATAGTTAGTGGGAATTTGGTCAAGTTTAAGAAAGTTTGGAATAGTATCACCTTCATCACGCATATCAACAACGTCTGCCATTTTTATATTATACTTTATATAATAAAATAAACAAAAATAAAATTAAAATATTACTTATAGAAAAACCGAAGGTATGCTTCGCAAAACTTATACTTTATCTTTTTACTGGAGTAATTGTACACCATTAGCAGAATATACTAACTGACTTCTGGACTTAATAAAGATATATACACCTTGGGGATTATCAGATAGTAAATCACTTTCAATAGATACACCAAATTGTTCAGTGCTGAAATCTTCACCAGCACCACCAATACCATACTTAATACCAAGACCAATAACACTACCACCTTCAGCAATATTTAAATATGAAGTTTCACCACCAGTGGTAGCAATCATATTGTATAAACGATTACTATTTACTGGTGAAATACTTACACGATCACTTGTATATTCTGGATTGATTGATTCAACAAGTGTTTTGATAATCTGGGGATCTGGAAGTTGTGTATTACCATCAACAAGGAAACTATTGGAATAATCAAAATCTGCTGGATATTTAGCACCACCTTTGAGAAACTGAATTTTCTTGAATGGAACAATAGTAGTATTGCTAGAACCATCACCAGACATATAAGTAGTTGCTTGTCCATCAGCAGTAAGTGTATTAATATTAGATACTGGAACAAAAGTCATAAATGCACTTAATACATTACGTAGACCAAGTGAATACTGGATTTGAGCATTAGTAGAATTTACACTAGTGTATAGTGAAGTAATACTATTGTATTCAAATACACCTTGACTTTTTGGTGCCATATCATCTAAATCAGATACTTCACAAGTTAATCGTAGATTAGTTAGTTCATAATGAGCATCACCAATACCAGTAGTAGAACCAGCAGTATTAAAAAGAACATTGCTGTCTGGTTGAAGTAAAAATTCTAAAATGACACCACCAAAAGCATCTTGTCTTAAATCTACCATATTTCCAGATTGCATAAATCCAGATGGAACATGGAAACTAAAAGAGTTGGTTTGAGTGCCACCAGCAGGTGATTCCATAACAGATTTACGGAATGTTTCACCATTTGGCATAATTAAACAAGTTTCACCAAGATGTCCCATTTGATCTTGTAATGAACTAGTACACGCCAAGTATGAATTCATAAATTTAGAATAGTGTCTAATAGATTCACAAATCATTTTTGATTTTTGAGATTTAATAGTAAGTGATTCAATAATATTGTATATACCAAGTCGGTTATTCATTGATACAGCATCACCATCACGAAGGGGTGTTGGTGTAGCAAGATTGTCTTTGTAAGCATTAAATTCACCAACAATTCTAACAGTAGAAGGATCTAATAAACCATCTTGTGCAGAAATAGTGAACGATAATACTGGAAAACCATTTTTGAATGATATTTTACCATCTGCTGGAATGTTGTCTGGACGAATTTCAATATATCTAGATGTCATATTTATAATATATAATATAAAAATATTATCTTATATAAATTAATAAAAAAATGTTTGACATTCCAATATTATATATTAATCTTGATCATAGAACTGACAGACGTAAACATATGGAAGAAATATTAAATGGTTATAACTATACTAGAATAAGTGCTGTTAAAGACGATATAAATGGTTATATTGGTTGTGCTAAAAGTCATATTAAATGTTTACAATATGCTAAATCTATGGATTATGATAAAGTTGTAATATTAGAAGATGACTTTATGTTTGTTGGTGATAATAATTTTAATGATATAATATTACCAGAAGTATATGATATATTATTATTATGTAATTTAATTAAAGGTGCTATTGAACATGATAATGTTTTTAATAAAGTAAGTTATGCAGAATGGACAAGTGGTCATATTGTTAAAAAACATATGTATGATATATTAATTGATAATTTACAAGATGGAATAAATCATTTATCACAAGATAACAATAGAAATTATTATTTAGATGTATATTGGAATGATATACTTGTTCAGTTTGAAACATTAGCACATAAAAAAAGATTTGCTAGACAAAAAGAAAGTTATAGTGATATTAAAAGGTGTTTTATAAAAAGATAAACCAAAGGTAATCTATGATAGTATTTATGATACTACTTCTACACCACCATCACGCACGATCAACCTTTTAAGGTGGAAAATGTATGAGTTGAAAAGTTTTCCAACAGTTGGTGCTGTAGTTCCAAGATATTTAAGAACAACAGAAAGGTCAGCACTACGTAAATCCATAACACCACCTTGACCACCAGCAGAGAAACCACGACCAAATACAAAGTTGTCCATGAAAGCACTAAACGATTTTGGTGCAATACCAGAATTGTCAAGTGTCTTTTCAAGTTCATATAAATGGAAAGCATCAAGTGATGATTTTGTAGCAATCTTTTTGGTGGAAATTTCGCGTGAAGGCACCCTTTTACCATTAATAGTATATTGAATGCTGGTTAGTTCGTCTACTACACCAGTGTATGCTGTTCTGTTATTAGTAAGGCAAATATCATCTGGATCTTTTGTAGTTTCACAAGCATTAGAAAAGGAAGTTCCTTTAATTACATAAGTTCCAGAACCACTAATTTTTTGTGCTGAAGTATATACAGTTGAATCAGTTGGAACAACTAATAGAGATTTAGCACGAGAGTTTTGTGAGAAAATCTGGAATGTAGTTTGTCTATCAGTAGATAGAATACTATGTTTATAGTTAGTTAATGACATAATATCAAATTCAATTGCTTTTCCTTCCTTAACCTTTTGTATCATTCCACGTTCATATGCTGGATCTAAATGAACTTGACTTACAACTAAATTTACATCACTTACAGTATAAGTAGCATCATAACTAGATTCATCTGCTACAGCAGTAGAATACATAACATAATTTTCATCAATAGCAACACCAGTATTATTAGTTGTAGAAGCATCAACTACTACTTCAATTAATCCATTACTACCATTTGCAGCAGTAGATAAGTTGATTTCTGAAATAGTAAGTGTACCACTAAATGTAGAACCAGAACCATTATTGTCTGAACGGCAAAATTTAAAGGTTTCACCACAAACAAATGGAAACTTGGATACACGATCACCACCATCTAAACTATTATCAGTATCAACATAAAATGTAGTTGCAGCACTACCATTGTTCCAGTCGTCTGGAGTAGAAGAACCATTAAGAGAATGGAATACTGGATTTAATGCTGTTCGTCTATCACGTAATACACTATCTAACTGCTTAATAACATTATCAGCATCATTAAGATCAATTTCAATATATAAACCTTGAGTCATCATAAGTGGAAAGATAGTTTCACTATTAGCAAAAATACCAGTATGAAGGGGTAGTGTAATTTTAGCAGTAAGAAAATCATCATCACTAAAAGTAGTAGATTGATTTCCAGTTGTCTTTTTGAAAAATGGATTAGTTAAAGTATTTGCCATAGCAGTTTGAGTAGTTCCAAGTGTTCCACGATTGAAAGGTTGGTGGACACTGCAACCTTCTTGTAAAGCACGCAAATTTTCACTATTCTTATCTTTATCATAATCATATTTTACTGATACATAAGAATCATATGAAGATAGTTCTTCCAATAAATTTCCCCTTGTTCCGTCATATATGCGAATATTACGAAGAAGTGTGCTAGTACACTTGTCTAACTGTAAACGTGTGGGTGCTTTTCCAGAAGGTAAAGCAAGTTTTACATTAAATTCTAAATACGATTCACGTCCATCCATAAATTTAGTAGATGGATCAACATACAACTGTATCTTTTGTCCAGGAGAATA